TTAGGATTGTCCTGTGCTGTTTTTGGTTCAAATTCACTTTTATGAACCCTTGAACCATTCCACTCCTTTACCATTTCATTATAGGGAAATGCCATTCCACTACGATCAGAAATAAATTTAGCGTATTTTCCTTTAGCGTAAGCCATCTATCCTACCATTTAGAATCTTTAGGTCCAACCCAACTATACTTACCACCTTTAGTAGCCGCACCCATTCCTTGTACAGTACCTTTAACAGTACCTACAGCAATAGAAACAGCCTTTTCTTTTTCCTTAGGGCTAGCATCAGGAATTGAGATAGTTCCTCTATCACTCCAATTTCCTTTTACTCCACCTTTAGAATTTCTTCCGGCGTTAGCATCTTTGTTCCAATTTGGATTACTCATTTTTCCTCCTTTTTACATTCGCAGTTTGTGCATTGACAATTGTCTTTACAATCGCAATCACAACCACATTTTTCACATTTAACCACATTTCCTCCTACGGTATATATGCTTGCGCTGGTTCAACTCTAAACGACGTTCGTTCTCGGTCATTATCCGCAGCACGCTCAAATTCTTCATCATACACCGCTTTTAAGTTTGCACTTAACATTGGTGCTTTCTTTAAGCTTATATAATAAGCCAATCCTGCAGTCAAACATGGAAGAAAATAAAAAGGTACGTCTGCATTATTTGTATAAGCACCGGCATCCTGTATTCTTCCAATATAAAAATATTTAAATATGTAAGCCTTATCCGGACTTGGATATAAAAATAATGTCATATCATTTTCAGGACGTCCAGTTGAAGAAGATCCTCCAACAGTAACTTGTCCTGGAATTAAGGTAAATTGTACTGGCCTTCCATCACCACTGGATGAATTTTCTTTCTTGCTTAAATTTAAATATTCAGTTCTAGAAATTCTATTCATGGCAACATCTGTTGTATCGCTATTTCCTTCAAGATTAGATGTAGCACCAGCAGTAGTTGTTACCACTGCATCCACTATATCTACTACTTTTTGATCAATTGAATAAAAATTTGTACCAGCTGTTAAAGTCTGTGTCGCATACTCAATGGTCCATAGATTCAATCCACGATTTGCCCATTCTGCAAACATCAAATCTAAAGAACGCTTGGCTGATTTTAAATCATAACCTTCACGAACTTCCAACTGACATCGCTCATGCGCTTCTTGGATTATTTCCTCTATTGAGAGGTTAAAGGTTTGTGTGCCTGAATAAGCCATTTAAACCCCTTAATAATTTTTAGATAGTTCTAATACAATAGTGTAATGATCTAAATTAGTGTGACCACTTGTTGTTAAGTCAATATCACCATCATATCCAGATGCCAATGTATTTTTAACACCACCAAATGATCTAAAATCCATGTGTCCTGAAACATTACCTGCTGCTGCGCTTCCACCTAAAACTGCTGCTACAACATTTGTTGTTGCATTCCATTCTAGAGCTACACGCATACCACCAATATCATACCAAATTTGATTAATTGTAGCATGAGCACATGCTGCTCCTGCTGAGTTAACCGCTAAAGCTGAAACATCAACTTTTTTAACTGAACTTTCTCCAGAACCATCTGATAAGTTTGTAAATTTTACGACAGCAATTTTATCGCCGTCTGCTAGTGTTTGACTTGTTACTGCGTCTGCCATTTTTCCTCCTGTTGGAGAGAGGGGGTTTTCACCCCCGCTCCATTAAAGTTTATTATTCGTATACGTTTCTACTACAAGCAACGTAATGTACGTTTACCGCTTCTGCTGCGCCATCACCTGCTTCAATACCAATGTATGGAATTAAATCAATATCATCAGTTAAAGCCGCAGATTTAGTAGCTGCAACACCTGGTTGAACTGCTGTTACTGCTGTTCCACCTGTGCTTCCTGACGTGCCAGTAAGATTATACTGCACACCATTAACAAAAACAGTAGCTTTTCTATCACTATCTATTTCAATTTTCAAGTGATAAGGTGTATTAGCTGCAACTGCAATTGGAAGTCTACTAATATAATCAGTATCCGCGATACTATGCACTACGTGCCAGTTAGCGAAAGTAGTAAATGCCTCACTATTAGTAGCATCTGTTTGGAACTTAAAGAATATTTGGTTAGCATCAGTTGCAACTAATTGATCATTAGTTAACTTTAAGCCAGCCCAAACTTTTTGGTTATCAAGTGCTGGTAGCATAATTGATGTTTCAAAACTAACAGAGTTTTCTGTTCCCCATAAACATCCTGCCCATGCTGTCGCCGCAGTATCTAAGTGAGGTGTTAAGATTGCTTGGTCTTCGTCTGCACCTGCTGTTGTTGCTAAAACTCCTGCTGAAGTTGTAGCAAATGTACATAATGCAGTTGTCATATTAGTTCCAAGAGCTTCCCAGTTTCTATTCAACGCACGTTGAACTTCAACTGTTGATGCTTGGTCAATATTTGCATTAAGACCTGGTCTTTGTAAAAACCATTCTTCTAAATAAACTCTTCTAGCATCCATCGCTGGATCACTTATAGTTCTATCATGTTCAACACCTGTTGAAGCAGTAGTACTATATAATTTATAATTATTTTTGGATCTTACTGGACCCACAAAGCTAGTATTAGCCATAATTTTCTCCTTGGTTATATAAACCGTTTGTCATGCAGTCTCTATACCGTCTGCCTAGCCAGTCTACATAACTAATTAATGCTAGGGTATAAGTGGGGGAAATTATTTCCCCCACTTAAATTGATTAAGCTCCTGGAGAGCCAAATATTCCGCGCCAGTCAGACCAGCCGAAGCTGTATCTTTCTCTTGCTTTATATCTAACGTTTCCAGTATCGAAGTCGCCTTCCATAGCAGTTCTAATAGGAGCTCTAGTGAACATTTTCAGTCCATTAGGAGCATCTGTTTTCAAGAACCAAGCATCAGTATCAGTTAAGAAATTGTTAACCACATATCCTTGTGGTACCATTCCCATAGATTTGATTGCATTGATGTCATTGTCAGCAGTTCCTACTCTACCTGCAGATTTCATCAACCTTTCAGCTGTAAATTGAAGATTTACAGGAATGATCATTTTCATTCCACGAAGAGCAATTTTCATTCCTCTTTCGTCCTTCATACCAGCGATATCGATCATTGCTTGCTCGAGCGAAGTTTCGTTCAAGTCAGCAGCAGTTGACAATTCGTTCTTTTGGTCACCAGCCATAGTAGTGTGATCAGTCGCAAAAAGCTCCTTATCATCACCACCAAGATAAGAACTGTTAAACCCTCTGTTAAGAACGTTAGCAGCTTTTATTTGCTTAGTGTTTGCCATTGAACGTGCCAATGCTTTTGTGTATCGAGTGCTGATTTTGTCGTAAAGGTTATCCTCTACAGCTTCTTCAGTTAATGAGAAAGCTAAAGCAATAGTTTCGTGAGTGTAGCGAGCAGTGAAAGTTTCTTGTGCTGATTCATAGACAACACCAGATCCCTCCGGTTTTACTTCTGCATTACCAAACCCACCTAACATTACTTCTTCCTCGAATGCACGATCAGAACTTTCAGAATCGAAAATTTCTGTGTGCTGGTTTTCGTATCGGTCATATTCTAATCCGAACAGAGCATTCAAGCCAGGTTCGAGTTCTTTGACCAATTGCATTCTTGAAATTGCCATTTGTCCTCCTCCTAGCTATTATGTTCCGGTGATACCAGTGCTGCTAAACTTAACGTGTTCATTCCACATTATATACCAGTTAGCATTTGCACTATCAGCATCATCGTTCTCAGGGTCTTTCGAAATACCAATAATTTTGACTTGTAAGCCAGCTGTAGTAGCTTCAGAACCACTGTCAATTTCTGTCACAGACAGACCATTTACAGTGCTAGAAGTACCAAGCACAGATTCAGTATTTTTACCGATATCTGTTTTAGCTATCGTGCCATCACATTGAGCTTCGAAAAGAGTGAACGGATCATCATAGATATACGCGTCAATTGTAGTACCGCCAGAAATGGAACCTGAAGCGGTTACATTTACCTGACTGTAATAATTGGACCATGTAGGTTTTTTGCTAGTTGGGTCAATATAGAAGCAACCGTTAAAAACACCAAGGTTAGTAGCGCCGGAAGCTGTTCCAGCAATTACATAACCCCCAGACTGCATTACGTGATCGCCTTTAAAAATAGCCGTTCCGTAATTGTCTGAGATAGTGTAGAGGGTAGTACCCCCATTATTAACGCCACTGCCAACTTTTCCAACGGGTCTATACCCAAAGGCCGCGTCAACATTAGCCATGATTTTATCCTCACAGATAAATTATGATAACACACCCCTCATGGGTGTGT